CCAACTGCTTATAAACATTTACTTGATTTAATTAGACACTTGGATGATGGAGCTCAGACTCCTTACCAAACGGTACATATGACAACAAATTTAAGTCCTAGTCTTAATTGGTGGCGTAATTGGCATAATGCCACTTGTTTGTTGCAACGCAGAAGTATTACAGCTAGTTTTCATGCAGAGTTTGCTCGAGAAAAAGAGTTTGGCGATAAGTGTTTGCAATTGATGGACGATACAGTTCATGTTACAATTAATCAAGTTATGGTTCCGGATAAATTCTATGAAACATTAGAACGCTGTAACCGTTTTCGAGCTCAAGGAATTAATGTAACTCTTAAACCGCAAAGTAATGATACGGCTACTGCTGTTGTAGATGGATATACTCCGGACATGATTAGCATAATGCAAAATGATTTTGAACAGCAAGAAGGCTATCAGATTAGGTTAACAGATGGCGATCAAGATTATTATATAGATCAGGCAGAACGATTCAATGCACTTGGATTTAATAGTTTCACCAATTGGACTTGTAATAGTGGTTATCAAAGTGTTATAATAAAAGGTAATGAGGTCAAGCGAGCATACAGTTGCAAGGAAGAAAGTTTGGGCACGATAGAAAAATTTACTTTGTTTTCCGTCCCTAAGGGTTGTATAACTGAACGATGTGTTAGTTCAGCAGACAGTAAGATACCAAAATGTATAAATTAAAAGATATACGTGACGTCCATTTAGAATTAACCAGCAAGTGCCAAGCACGTTGCCCTATGTGCCCACGACGTATCAATGGAGGGATACTTAATCCTTTAATTACATTAAATGAAATAACATTAGATCAATTTAAGGAATGGTTTCCAAAAAATCTTATTCAACAGTTAGATAGTTTGTTTATGTGCGGCAATTTAGGCGATCCTATTATTGCCCAAGACTGTTTAGAAATATTTCAATACTTGCGTGAAATTAATCCTAGCATACGATTAAGTATGCACACTAATGGTAGTGCCCGTTCAACAGCTTGGTGGAAATCGTTAGCTGAGATCAATGTGCGTGTAACATTTGGCATAGATGGTCTAGCTGGTACTCACACTCTATATAGAGTAGGTACTGACTTTGATCAAATTATGCGCAATGCTACTACCTTTATTCAATCAGGCGGCACAGCAGAATGGCACATGCTAGTATTCAAACATAACGAAAGTCAAGTAGAAGAATGTCGCACGTTAAGCGAAAAACTTGGGTTTAATAAATTTACTGCAAAACATACAAGTCGGTTTGTAGATAATAAATTTCATGTGTTGAACGAGGAAGGGTACACTAATCATATTCTGTATCCTACTGAACGTAGTGCCAGCATAATATCTTTAGTACAAGAAAATTTACAGTCCACTGAAATATTATGTAAAGCGGCCAAGTATAAACAAATATATGTTTCGGCAGACGGAACAGTTAGTCCATGTTGCTGGATAGATTTAAAATGGCAATTGCCTAAACAAGACAACAGAATAGATTATATGGATACCATTGGAATTTTTCCTAACTTGAATAATAATTCTTTAGAAACTATTTTTAATTCAAAATACTTTGATCAAATAGAAAGTACTTGGACAAACAAACCGTTGTTAGAATGTAGTAAACAATGCGGTAAGTTTGACAAGCTAGGGGAACAGTTTGTTAATTGATACTGAACACTTGCACTATTGGATGTGTGCTATTCGCGAAAGCAAAGATCCTTTGCGGACTATGGATGCCTTTTGGGCTGGTCAAATTAAAAGCAAAGAGTGGCTTATTGATCAATTAAGTCATCAAGTTAAGGAACCCGTTAGCATAGATATACACGGCGGTTGGGTGGGTGTGCTAGCCAGTATGATATTTCAAAGCGGCATACCTGTTAAGAACATTCGTAGCGTTGATATTGATCACACTTGTGAGTCTATTGCTACCATGATGAATAAGGGCGAAGAAATAGAGGGCAGATTTAAAGCCGTTACAGCAGACATGTGCGAGATACGTTCAGATGCCGATGTTGTAATTAATACTAGCTGTGAACATATTACACAAGAACAATATGAGTTATGGCTGAGTGGATTGCCGCACAATGCTCTAGTTATATTACAAAGTAATAATTATGATATCCCAGAGCATGTACGCTGGCATAAATCGTTTGATGATTTTAAAGCTACCTGCGGATTACATTTTCGGTGGGGTGGGGAAATGAAAACGCAGTTGTATACTCGTTATATGATTATAGGTATGAAATAATGTTTAGTTATAACGAACTTAAAAGTGTTCACTTAGAGATTACTAATCGATGCCAAGCATCTTGCCCCATGTGTCCAAGAAATATCCACGGTGGAATTGATAATCCTTTATTAGAGATAAATGATTGGTCGGTAGCAGATTTTCAAAGGATATTTTCTGTTGACGTATTACAACAACTTGAAATTGTTAATTTTTGTGGAAACTTTGGAGATCCGTTATTAAACAATGATCTCATTGAGATGTGCGAATACATTAGAGACACAACACCCAATATACAAGTGCTAGTCCACACTAATGGTAGTTTAAGATCATCCTCTTGGTGGAAAAAACTATATCAAGCATTGCCCAAAAATCACACAGTGATATTTGCTATAGATGGTTTAGAAGATACCCACAACATTTATCGTGTAGGTACCGATTATAATTTGATCTTAAGAAATGCCAAAACATTTATTACCGAAGGCGGCAATGCCGAGTGGTGTTTTATTAGATTTAAACATAATCAGCACCAAGTAGCTGATGCAGAACAGATATCTAATGAGTTGGGTTTTAAGAAGTTCAGTGTTAAAAATAGCAGACGTCACGCTCGTCCGTTTCCTGTTGTAGATAAAGATGGAAATTTTTTATATAATCTCGAACAACCTACTGACAGTGAAATTAAATTTGTCAGCAAAAGGGATATACAAGGACATCAACAATGGCCTAACGCAGATAAGATAAATTGCATGGCTGTTAAAGATAAAGAATTATATATTGATGCACACTATCAATTAAGCCCTTGCTGTATGATTGGTGCGTTTTTATACACAAACTATGATGTCAATTTATTAAAGAGCTATAATTTATTTCAAGAAGATAGTATAATTGAAGAAGGCGAATTAGTACGTCAACAAGTATTAAAATTTCCAAGATTAAATGTATTAGAGTCCGGCCTACGAAATATAGTGGAAACAGATGAATGGCAAGATATGTGGCAACAAAAGTGGAAGGACAAAAGTAGTTCCACTTGTATCATTATGTGTGGACCGCATAGCCCATTTATAAGTATTAGTAAACAAAAATTTAGGATAACAAACAATGAGTAAAGTCTTTTGGATGCAACATGAAAACAGTGAACTAGCCAGTTGGCAACAACAGCTTGAACAAGTCACTGGCTCAGCATCATTTTGTGTTATTCCTTGGATACACTTGGCCACTAGACCAAATGGCGATGCCAGGATCTGTTGTGTAGCTAATGCTAGTGGTGCCGAAAGCGGTGACTATACAGTTGGGCTAGTTAAAAAAGAAGATGGTGAAGCCAGCAACTTTGGTGATCAGTTACCTAGTCAAATATTTAATAGCGACTACATGAAAAGTGTTCGTAAGTTAATGCTAGAAGGTTCCGTACCTAGTAGCTGTACAAAATGCTTTGAAGAAGAAGCTGAAGGCATTGTCAGTAAGAGAATCTGGGAAACTGGCGCATGGCATTTAGACAACGTCGATGTACCCAAATTAATCAAAGAAACTAACAAAGATGGTAGCGTTCCATTTAAACTACAGTATCTAGATCTTAGACTAGGACACACTTGTAATCTTAAATGTGTAATGTGTAGTCCACATGATTCCAGTATGTGGGTTCCTGAACACAAAAAAATATTTCCTATATTTACTAGCCCACTGATCAAACGACAGATGAGTTGGGAAGCCGACAAGTTCAATAACAAGTGGCACGAAAATCCTGCCTTCTGGGAAGAGATATATGAACAGATCCCCAACATTAGACAATTATACTTTGCTGGCGGCGAGCCTCTGCTTATTAAAGAACACAAGATATTTTTAGAAGAAATTGTTCGCAGAGGATATGCCGGGCAAATACACCTACGCTATAATACAAACGTGTTAATGCTAGACGAATCTATTGTCGAACTATGGAAACAATTTAGAGTAGTTAAAGTTGGTGTTAGTTTAGATGCGTTAGATGAACGTAATCATTATATACGGTATCCAAGCAATTGGGATACTATTGTAAAAAATTTACATATCTTAGATAACACACCTGATAACATTCATGTTACTATAGCGTTAGCTGCACAGATTCTAAATATCAAACACATTCCAGATTTTATCAAATGGAAAGTGTCTAGCAATTTTAAGAAATTAAACAAACAAATCAATGCCAGCGGTTACATGCAGGGAGGTGGACTAATTGGAGTTCATTTGCTATGGATACCAACCTGGTTGAGTATGCGAGCATTACCACTTGAGGACAAAAAAGAAGTAAGGGCAAAGTTTAATGATCTTAAAGTTTGGTTAGAAACTTATTATCAAGATAGTGAATCATTAGGTAATAACCCATGGGGATGGAAACGTTGGGAAGGTATCCTCGATTGGATGGACAAGGAGGATGACTCGCATTTGCTACCAGACTTTAAAGAGTATATAATCACATTAGATCAACAACGTGGAACAGATTTTAAACAAATATTTCCAGAGCTTGCACATTTGGTATGAAACCTATAAAAATAGTTTCAACTCAACAATCTCACATTTTAGCAATAAGATGGAATCCCAATAACGTTTGTAATTACAAATGCGAGTATTGCTGGCCAGGTAGTAATTCGGGCGACTATCAAAGTCCAAAAGATTTAGATCTTATAATTAAAAATTTTAATCATATGATCGAACGATATAGAACTAAACTAGGTAAAACAAAAATACATCTTAGTCTTGCGGGTGGTGAACCTACGTTGTGGCGAGATCTTGCTTTGTTTGTAGAAGCAATTAAAAAAGAAAACGATATCTATTTTAGTTTAATCAGCAATGGGTCACGCACACTACGTTGGTGGAAGGAATACGGACATTTGATTGACAACGCTCATTTGTCCTATCATATATCCCAGGCAGACCCCGATCACATGATTGCTGTAGCCGATACATTATTTGAATATAATAAAAAAGTTACAGTAAAAGTCTTAATGGACAGAAAGCATTGGCAAGAAGGTCTGGATGTTATTGAGTATATGAAAAGACACAGTAAGCACAAATGGTTTATTATTACATGTGAAGTCATAGAACCCGAAGTTGCTAGCCTTAAGGGTATACGTGTAATCGATGCTAGCGATATTCAAATAACATCGGATCAAAAAAGATTTTTAAGAAATCCTTTAAAAAGAATACCCAATTTACTATGGCTGTGGCGTAACAGAAAATTAATTTTTGAAGGTCAGATGCGCTTGTACGAAAGTATAGCTACTCTTGATAACGGTAAGACAGTAAAAGCTAAATCCAATACTTACATTAATAAGAACTGGACCGACTTTGAAGGTTGGAGTTGTGATATAGGACTAGACAATGTATACATTAATTGGACTGGAGAAATACAAGGTTCCTGCCAACAGACAATATACGGGCTAGATTATTCTTTTAACATACTAGACAAGGACTTTGTAGAAAAATTTGATCCTGAATTTAAATCGTCTATTTGTTCTATAAAGAATTGTATCTGTAGTTGCGAAACGCATCAATCAAAGTTTCAACTTAGTTAACGGAATATCTGCGGCGCAGGTACAGAAATTACGGTCACAAGTTACGGGTTCGCTAGGGACAACGAAGTCGCCTTCATATATGTTGCCTAGACTACCACCGACTCTACAAGTCGCTCTGTGTACATCTCCGTCCCAATTTATCATTAGGCTTTCTATACCTGCGTTACAGATCCAATCTTTATATTGATTTAGTTTCAATTTAATAATATCGTTAGCATGACGTTGTTCTAAAGGTTTATCTTTATAAAATATAATAGTGTTAGGTTGTACAGTTGCTTCGGACTCTTTGACCCATGTTAAATGAAGTGGATCATAACGCATATCGTCAAACAAATCATGGTCGCCTTTAGTCCAACGAATACGTCTAACAGTACTAGGTATTTGTGCCTGTAGCATTATAGCACGAGTTTGCAAAACCTGATCCATATAGTCTTGGTGTGCCATGATCTGTGCTATAATCTTAACTTTAGTTTCGGCTAATTTTTGTATGGTGTTAACAACCCTAAGCCAATCGTATTCAAAATGGATACTAACTACATATTGATCAACAGGCAGACTAGCATAAAACTCATATGGGCGTGTACCATTTGTTGTTACACTGATCCAATAAATGTTTTTATATCTAGCATATTTTATTAGTTCATCAAACTTAGGATGAACACAAGGCTCACCTCCTGTAAAACTTAATCGTATAGGTTTGCCTAAATCAGCAAGTTGATCGATAGTTGCTTTTAATATTTCTATATCAGTATGCGGACTTGTGTTGTCGTGTATTTCTCCAGGGCAGTAAGAGCAGTCGTAATTACAGCGTTTTCCCAAGTTCCATTCAATTTTAATAGCGTTTGCGTGATCCCACCGGTTAGCAATTTTATACATAATCTTTAAAATCTGGAGTTACATCTGTAAAACTTTGATTACGAGACTTGTCTAGCCTACGATTAAATTCTACACATTCGGCCCAGCGATCACTTTGATCACGTGCCATTAGATAATTAATGTTGTCATCTATTTGTCCTTGAGTATATTGTAATAATTGAGGATGTTGTTTGATTAACTTAAATTCTTCTAAATTTTCTTTTACAGCACGTAGTTTTGTTATAGCAAGTACTTGAAGTTCTCTAGGCAAAACTTGTGCCGATAATAACCTTGGATACTCGACTCTATGGGTATGAAATACAATACCTAAATCATTTAAGAAATGTTCAATCATTTGATCTAGTATTAGCACATTGCTAACCTGTACAGTGACGGCACCGACTACACGACTTACATTTGGGATTCTTTGTATTTCTTTAATATTATGTACAACTCCTTCCCAATTACTGTTACCACGAATGTAATTGTAAACAGAGCCAATGCCGTCAAGGCTGACGTTAACGGCAACACTTCTAAAATGAGGCCAATATTCATGAACTGTTCTCCCGCCTTTAATTCCTAGTGTAGTGCCATTAGTAGCATACTTAATTTCAATTTGATTGCCATACGGCTTTAACATGTCTAATATGCGATAATGCTGTGGATCCATTAAGGGTTCTCCACCGGCAAACTCTACACGTCTAAAGTAAGGCAAGTTCTTTTCTAAACTATCCCACCACGTAGGATTATCTTGAAACTTGTCTAAAAATGGTTTATTTTCTAAATTATGATCTTCTACAATAGCGTACATTATATTACCTTCTGCTTTGTAAAAGTCTTTAATTTCACTCCAGTCGTTCCAACTTGTACTATCCATAGGATGGCACATACGACATTTGAGATTACATAAATTATTAAGTTTAAATTCCATGGTAGGAATCTCAAATGGCATAGTAAAGTCGTAATGCATTTTTTGCAGTGCGTTAGGATAAAGTTTCGCTCTTGCTTCAGGTATCTTACCAGCTATGTGACGTTGACGCAAACTTTCTACTCCTTGATCTTCTAAACTAAAACAAGGTTCACATTCAGGTGGCCGTTCATTATTTAATACTTGTCTACGGATACGTTGCATTGTATCGTTATTCCAAATATCTTCTAAGTTGGCGTTATCGATAAAGCCAACCGGGTGACTTCGGCAACAGGCACAGATGGCACCGTCTTCTCTAGTTGCCAGTCCTGTAAAAGGATGCATACAAAATGTTTTACTTTGGTGCATTGATTATCTCATATAACTTTTTAGCCGCCTGCTGATGTGCTATTGGGCCGGGATGACTGTCATCTAAGGCTACATCCGCAGTGTGATTAATGATTCTTGAAGAAATATAATGATCAGGTTTTTTAATAAAAACTGGAATTTTATCAGTATTATACCAACCATGATGTAACGCATCAAAATGGTATTGTTGGACTCCTACATTTTTTAAGTATGCATCTGCATGATGTATATACAGTCCTGTCCTGACAGCAAGATCGTGATCGTTATGAGCATTAAAGTAATTTTTTATAATTTTATTATTGCTGTTAGTCCAAGGGCTTACACGGGTTTCAGATTCAACCCCAAATATATTTTTATTAAAAATACAATCTCTCGTTGAAAAAGTCCAACCAATAACTACTATATCTGTTGGCAGGAAATTTTCAAATGTTAAAATTTCTTTCAAAATCCAAATATTGCTAGAACCGCATTTCGATTTGTTAATTACTTCAAATCCTAGCATATCTCCTAACAATTGCGGCCATGCTAATTTGCTAGGTATTGGACCTTCTAGATCATAACCTTGCGTTCTAAAAAATGTTCTTTTTCTTGCCGGAATATGACAATCTGCCAATCCATGACCGTAAGTAAAACTATCGCCAAATGTTATTAATCTAGGCATTTTCTAAATACCGTATTAGTGGACTTACACCTACAGGTTGTCCATCTTTGAGAGCAAGATAAATTGCGTTAGTAGGAGTTAGTGCAAAGTCTGCACACACTTGATAATATCGATCGCCGTGGGCATTCCATAAATGATCGGGTGATAAGTTACGGAAGAAATGTAAGCCGATCATTACAGGCGCCCGTAGATTCATATTAAAGTCATTCATAATTGTAATAGAGTCTGGTCTTGTATCTTTAGTCCATCGTAGTCCTACACGATTCCAACCTAGGCCTAACCCTTTAGACAAACTAATACCAACACTACGAATAGCAGGATGCCCGACATCGAAAACAATATCCCTAGAACAAGTATACCAAGCCCCGTCAATGTGAACAGGGATTTGTTTATCCAAACATTCATTTAATATCTCCGTCATACTCTCGTGTATTGCTCCTGTACTAGGAAATGGCATAGCAATAATTAAAGGTAAATCATGTCGCAAGTGCCCAGGTTCCTGATATAATATATTCGGGTTTAATCTACTATGATATCTATAATCGCCTTTTAAAGTCTGTACTGGCCCTTGCATGTATAAGTTATCAATAAATTGTGTACAGCCGTTTATAATATCAACCCTATCGAATAAATCAAACCCTAATAAGGAGTTAAGTTTGCTACCAAATACCCAAGCTGTCATTTCTTGTTTAAAGTTAGTATAAACTTGATCACTGATGTCTTTGTCTATTTTTCCAGACAGCACATCTTGTATTAGTTGTTCGATAGTTAAATCTACTAATGGCTGGGGACGATCAGTTTCTAACCATTTGGCATCATAGCTATCTGCTTGTTTTATTCTTTCCATGTTTTATTTACGTAATTATAGTAGAACATAAATATTTCATGCTAACTTCTACCAATTATACAGTCAATCCAAAACTGTTTCAAGAGGCTTGTTACCATTTACCAACAGGCAAAATGAAAACACCTATCAATCAACCAACTGGCGATTTTTTCTATGACCCTTGGATTTTGAAAGATGAGTACAAAGATACAGTTTGGGAAACACTTTATAAGTCATTACCTGTCGCCAAGGGCGAAGCAAGAATAATTATATTGGATCCGGGGCAAGCATATACAATCCATGCAGATATTGATG